GCCATCAATTCCTTCATGGCTTCTTTCGCAACTTCAAAAAGAGCGTCAATGCCCTCTTCTCCCTCAATAGCACTCTTCGCTATAGTGAAGGTCGTTTCATAATAAGATGTTCCCAATGCATCAGTTTCGCTGGGTAACCCTGCAATAACATCAATTGTAAAGTTCCCCATATCCTTTGGCCGCACAATAAGAGCCAACCGCCGAATGTCCGTAACATTTACATCACCCATTACTTTCTCCTAAATGAGAGGCCTGAACTATCACGTTCCATCATCAAGTCTCCCGAGTCCACAAGACTAGTAACCATCTTATCTGCGTCAAGGGACGAACAATAATTTCTCATAGCCCTACGAATAAACATCTGGCTAACACTACCTGAACCCACACATTCTAAAACCTTAGCCAACAGTTTACCCTGTGGACTCATTGGTACAACTACTTCTTGAAGCTTCTTGTGAGTATACTCATAGAGTTTAATCGCAGCTTCTACATCCCTCTCTCTAATATCCGCTTGCTCACAAGAGATAGCAACTAGCAGGGCCAGCCTCATTACATGAACCCCAGCCCTCGCAGCAAACGGAGCTAAGTTGCCCGTTTCCGGAGTATATGTCTGGTACCAATACCCGTAACAATCGCTAGCGCTATAGTCCGAAAAATCAATAGACCCGACACCTCGATAAGAACGGACCAGCCGTTGGAACTCAATCTTCAACCTCTCCCTTCGTAGTTCTAACTCTCGGAGTCTAGCTGCGGATAATACACGTCGTGGGTCCGCGATTCTTTGCCCTTTGTAGTCCTCTTTGACAATAAGGAATCTCGGAAGGAAGCCACCTGCTCCGGCAGTCGAAGGCATCTGGTCCTGAAGCCACTCCTTCGTACTGCCCCCAATAATTGAAACAGAGGGTTCCTGAATAACTTTATGCCCTCCGGCTTTAGTACGAACACTCGATGGCCGTAGATCAAGTAGATCGGTAACATAAGGAATTATCCCTTCATTGTACTTTTCTCTGGAAAACATATTAGATAATTCAGAGGCAATTACAATCGACTGGCTATTTTGCATTAAATCATCGTGTAAAGCTTCCTTGGTGGATTTTCCCTGTACAATATACACTTCTAAATCTTTAGGTAAAGACCGAATTAACATATCTTCAGCCATGTGAATAGCTGTAGACTTTCCTATTCCACTAGGACCTATTAAAAGTAGATTTAATAGAGGATATGTTCTGTGCACATCTTGATCAAAATATACATTTCGCCCTAAAGCTGAACCTAACATAGCCATAGCCGAGTATAAAATAAAACTTACAGGTGGTTCTGCTAAAGGCCAAGCCTCTACGTATTCTCGAAGAAAGGATTCTTCAGGAAGGTATTCCACTATATTTTTTAAGATATTCAATCGCCCTTCCGAGAATATCTGTGTTATCATCTGCATGTCCTAACATTAAATTGCATCTTCGACACAGCAATCCTCTATCTAGTCCAGTCGCATGGTCGTGGTCAAAAAACATCAACTCTTCACTACCACAAATTTCACAAAAACCAACCTTTGGTTTGAATTTCGCTCGGTATTTTCGAGCGTGTATATTATTCATAGCCCTTTGTTGTGGGGTCCTGCGATAACAAGCATCGCAAAGTCCGTGGGCCTTATGCCACTTGCTTGGGTGACAAGTGGCATTTTTTCTTTGTAAACCACCCATTACTTCTTACTTTTCAACCTTTTCTCTTGAAGAATACAAGTTTCAATGAACCACTTCTTCCAGCCAATCTGCTGTATTCGTATACGATCTTCTTTGTTTAAACCAGATATTTCAATGTGCGGTGGTACTTGGGAGTCCGATTGCACTGGCTCTCTCCTGCATTTCTTCGACAGCACGGTGCCTCCGCGCTTCTTGGGTTTCAAACTCTTCGGCATAGAAGGTATCCACAGAATAGGTTAGACCAGTTTGAGAAAGGATCGGGCGGCGAACGGTAACTTGTTCCCCAGACAATCCCGGAAAGTTCGGCTTACCCTCTGGCTTGAATACTTCCAATACCAAGCAGGGTTCGTCAGTGGTTTTCATTATGATTACAGTACCCGGAGTAAACTTAGCCATTAATATTTTCCTCTTTCGTATTCGTATGACGGGTGTTTTTGGTAGGAGTATATTAACCCGCCTCCCCCCAACTATCACCCACGTGTATCCCTAGTGGTATCACCATCCCACCAAGTTCCTCCCACGGTTGCCCCATAACGCGCTGACACACAGCAATGAGATTATCAACAACATCAGGAGCACACTCAAAAACCAGTTCATCGTGGACCTGCAATAAGAGTGTAGAGTTGTCAGGAATCGCTTCATAAACTCGTACAGCCTTCCTGACTTTCTCCTCTGGCCACCCTATCCTTTTGTATAACATTCCTATCATCGTCCGATATATCACGTCCGCACCAGACGATTGTGGCAAGAAGCTTAGGGCCGTTGTATAATAGTTCGACGTGTAGAATGGTGCCCTCCGGCCAAACGGATTCACCAAGTACCCATCTAATTTGGCTTTCTCTGCGATCTTGTTCTGCCACTGGATGGTTGGCCATATTTCTTTCTTCCACATATCAAAGAGAATCTTCGTCTCTTTGAGATCCATATCATACATACGAGAAGCTTTAAGATACCCGAGTCCTCTGTCCACACCATGCACAACATGTTTGGCCTTGGAGTAATCACTGTCGGGGTCGATTGATTTCTCAATCTCTCCCATAGGAAGTCCTGACATTTTACTTGCCAAGTATTTGTGCTCACTAAATCCCTTCTCTTCTAAGCGGCGACTTCTGTCGATGTCTCCGGCAAGGTAAGACTGTATTCGGTTTTCGATTCCTGAGAAGTCAATGCTGACAATCTTCCATCCGGCATGACTTGGTACGTACATGTATCTAGCTGATTCTGGAATGTTCTGAAGGTTAGGGTCACTTGAGCTAAGTCGCCCGGTGGATGTGCCGTGAACATTAAAGTGAGGGTATTGTCGTCCCACTCTAACGAGTTCAACTTTGGCAAAGGTTGTAATGAGTTCGTCAATTACGTTGATCTTTCGGAGCGCCCGGACTGCCGGGTTCTTAGTCTTATGGTAGATGCGATCAAGGGCCATTTTCCCTGTGGTTATTTTTTCTGTCTTGGGATTGATTACGGGTTCAAGGCCAAGGCCATCGCCTTCTGTACTATATAAATATCGTTGCTTAACCGTTGGAGATCTCCATGGGGAGACTCGCTCCGTGTCACCGACCATAATGAACTTAACAGGCTTGCCGCTTTTTCCGAGAGTTCCCGGAGGTGCGGGGTGTCGTCGGTTAATTTGTATATCCCTAGTTCGTAGGGAGTCAGGCAACTCTTTTTCAAGCTGCTCCATTTCCTTAAGGAGTTTATCCCTAACATCCTTAATCTTATTGGGATCAATCTTAATCCCAGTCTTATGCATCAGGTGGCAGATCTTCGCCAACGGAACCTGTACATTCTCATACAAGTCCACCAGCTTAAGTTCCTTAAGTATCGGTATCATCTCCAAATAACACTGGAGAGTAACATCCACGTCCTGACAGCAATAATACTCTAAGCCCTTTGTTTTCTCAGACTTCCAAGGTTCCTTACCACAGAACTGTGAACTTAAGAACTCAAGTCCATGCCCCGCTCCCGTAGACTTCGCATCATCATCCGTTCCCGTCTTTCCAAAATTAGGAAAAACCAAATGATGGATAAGCATTGTATCATAGACTTTTCCAACCCACTTTACTGCCATGTACCCCCCAAATAGCGGGCGGCATTTTCAAGTAAAACAGAACTATCACTAAAATGCCCCAATCCTTTATTACAAGTAGAACAAAGTAAACCACGAAATTTTCCGGTAGTATGATCATGGTCTATTACCAATTCCCCTACTTGGCCACAAATCCCACATTTACTTCCTTGTTGTTTCTTTCTTTTATCTACTTCTTCTTTTGTGGTTTTATACTGCCGAATAATGAACTTCATTCGACCACTTTCTTTATGCAAGACATACCAATTGTGTAAACACTTTTTACACCATGATCGCAACCCATCTTTTCGCCCAGTTTGTTTACAGAAGTTCTTAATATCTTTTTCTTGGTTACACTTAGTACACACTTTTACCATTCGATATCTAAAGCCCCAAAAAGAATTGGAAGGTCAAATTGAATCCCATTATGCGTTATTAAAACTTCCGCGTTGAGAAGAATTTCTTTAATTTCGGAAATGTACTGCCCTCTAAATGGAACGCAAATAGCTTTGTATCGCTCGGCACAAAATCCTACACAAAGAATTTCTTTTGTGAAACCTTTTGTTTCTATATCTAAAGCTACTTTCTTTGGGCGAAAGGCACGTACAGTTTCTAAACTAGGAGTTGGATTATAGTTCTCAGGAGCAATCTCTAAACTTTTCTTAAGATCATTAATCACCACAGGGAACATGGTTTGATCTCTGGCAATCAAAGCCGGGTGAAGGGTAGCGATTCCAGCCAACTCACGACCTTTGATATTAAACCTAAGAGGAGCGCCACGGTAATGAGATATACCACTGGTTTTACCAGCAATATATCGTAGGGCCTTTTCACCAAACAAATCAACCCTCCGCCAGTCCCTGCTAGCCAAAAGGGGATAGACATGAGCATCAAGACAATGCTCAACCGCAGCTTTTCCTTCTTCTTTGGAGATGTATGTTCTGGCATCGGAATCCGTGGGGAATATATTCTTGGGTGGTCTACACTGAATGCAGTTAGCGATGGTAAGCCCGGAACGTTCAATCCCCGCGTGTCGCAGGAATGAGTCGAACCATCGCCCTGCACCTCCGACTAAGGGCTTACCTACCTTAGCCTCATCTTCCCCCGCAGCTTCAGCGATAGCAATACGTACTAGGTCTTTACCAGTAGGAAACTGGGGCGCAACGAAGGTGTTGTCCGGGAATAACTTCCGCATCGGACACCCTTCACAACCTTTGGTTTCACTTACAGTCTTAGGCAATATATTTCTCGTAGAATAGGGGAAGCCAAATACACAGGAGGATGATAACTGCGATGGGAATAAGCATCTAAGAAGTTTTGTGAGGGCAAATCCCTCCATTTAAAGCTCTACCACAATTACAATTCCAACAAAGTAATTGATATTTATCTTTAGGAACACCTTGACTTAACATTTTCGCGTAGAAGGTCCCAGAGTCCCTGCGTCTATCTAAGTACCCATCATTTCTTATGTGATCTATAGTTAGAAATTTTGGGTTACTTTCTAAACAACAAACACACATCCCACCTAAAATAGCAAAGACTTTCGCTTTATTTTCTAACCTCTTCTTCCTTTGGTATAAGGTTATGTCTGTTGGTGTTTTCATTTAGAATAATAATGGGGGGACAGATTTAAATGAGATATCTTCAGTGGATTATCTCCTGTCCCCCCTAGCGCGCTAGACGATATAGAAGGGGTATGAAAGCTAGCGCGAAGTTATGAAGTTATTTCTTACATGCGTTATGCACTGATACAGCATCGCCACTTAAGAGACTTGGGTCGAAGAACTTTAGCTTACTAGCTATCTCCTCGTCTGCCCTTTCAAATACACAGACGTTTGTAAACCCCGCTCTCCACGCTACTGCGTCTACAGCTAAAGCAAAAGTCACGTCCTCAATCTTAGCGGCTTCAGCTTTCATTTCCTTGGTTGCCTTTTGCTTCATGATATAGCTACCGGAGATGAATCCCCCCAAGAATACTATACCTGCATATAGCAACCGCTGAAACACACTATGAGTGTGCTTAATCACTTTTCCCGGTAACCGGCTTTTGTCCTGCTTTTCGTGTGGCATTATAAATCTTGGCTGCCGAAGTCTTGGCTTCCTTGGTGGATTTTCCCTCTTTAATCATCTTATCTCGAATAGCTTCGTACTTAGCTGGACTCATATTAAATTATCCAATGCCCCTCTCGCGGCAATCCTTCGCACTTCCTCTTTGAATCTTTGGCCATGTCTTGTGTAAGGATAAAGTTTAGCGTGGATACACTCATGTAGTACCGCTATTTCTTTATCCTCACGCTTATGAATTTCTTTTGGGTTGATATGCAAGACACAGACTTTCTGTCCTGTTTCATGTTCCAGAACATTTATCTCTGCACAATTAGTCGTACCATCGTCCCAACCAATAACAGCGTCATGAGGAAGCTGGTTATCCCAATATAGCCGATTGTATTTATCATACAACCGTTTGAGCCTTTTGTCTGGTTTGAACATCTCATATCTAAAATACTTTAGGGAGCAAGGGGATTAGGCTTATTGGAGAACGCCTACCACCGGACCAGAACCCCGTCTGGAAACTGGTTGCCCGGATTTGTTACTAAACATTCTCCGCATCCTTGACAAGCTTACCCCTGCTCCCTAAACTTAATTAGGCCGCAGGCCCAACATTGAAAATATCCAACTCAGTACGAGGCGTGGGATATTCATCCGTAGTCTTACCAAGCTTAGCCGGAGCCGCAAAGCGATTCCCTGCCACTCGATTAAGATAGTCCACCGGATCCTCCCCAGCCCCCGACTCAATACCCAAAGCGTTCTCCAAGCGCTTCAACATCTTACCCGACCAGTCGTTCTTCTTACCAGCCGTAGAGAAAGAATTGGGATCGGGATAGCTAAACGACAACCGACGACCCGTAAACTCCCCGTCATTTACGATAGCAGCACTGACTACGATACGATTCTTCTCGTCGTACTTAGTCCCTGCCAAGAGTTCCCAAGTGTACTTGGAGGGCGGAATAGCCTCCACATTTGGGTTGATATCCTTAAGATTGAAATCTGTCCACATTAAACTTTGTTCTCCTTTTTACACTCTATTAGACGGGATTTTAAGGCAATTTGCTAGGAAATTTGAGATTTATTTTGCAGAACACGGACGGAAAGCATCTTTCAAGTAGGTAACAAACTAGTTAATAGTACGAAAGTTAATACCTTTTTATTCACTCTTCTTTTTCCCTTTCTTTACCTTCTCTCTTAGCCCCTCGTTAATCCACTGGCGAAGGGTGATCCCATGTCCTAGATAACAATCACTGCAATATTTACATAGTGGGATCTTATGACAAGTGCACAAACATTTATACGCCATTTATTGTCCTATAAACCTCACATATCTACCCATTCCCTCATCAATCAACTTCTTCGGATACCCATCCCGAAGTAAAGTTTCCTCTAAACTCTCTCCTTCCAAAGGGGAATAGGTTCTAGGAAACCCATATCTCCAACCCTCTGGAGGGTCATACAGCATCCCAACAAACGTTTCACAATCATTACCAACAGTTTTCATACCAAGGTAGTCCTCCCTTAAACACATGCCCTACAACTGGCCCAGTCAAAAATAGCGGCATTACCCACTTTGGTCCCTTCACCTTTACCCAGATAAAGGCGACCCCAGCCACCGCAATATCTTCCTTCCAACCAGCTTTGTATAGGTCAGCCCTAGAGGGGTAAGGAGGATTAATATTCTTCTCTACACACCTATGGTGGGCCAACCCCGCATGTGTCATCTCAGCATCGAATGCCTGAGTAGCCCAGTCCCCCACATTTATGGCCCAGAACGCCTTACTCTTAAACACGTCCTTCGTGGGGATAGTTTGCAAGTGATAGCAAGTCCACGGACCACACTTAGCCGCAGGAGCCGGGGGTAGAGGCTCAGGTAGGGGAAGGGGTTCCCTTCCCTGTGCCCACATTACCCCCGTTAGCACGAACATCGCAAATAACTTAAGACTTAATTTCATATCCTTCTTTTACCTTATGGAGCAAATAGTTAAAGCTTCCCTTGTAATTAACATCAGTAGGATCAGCCTTCCGCTCAACCACTTCCTCAAGATCAAGCAAAGTCCTTCCCCCTTTGTTCGCCCTGCACTTTGCCACTATTCCACCTGTAGGTTGAGTTACAAAGTATCTCTCGTTGTATTTCGACTTGGCATCCTTGGGGTCACGTAAAGCAGGGCGAGTACGCATCCGCA